TACCTGCATACCTTGCTTGTATAGTCTTGCAACGTCAAGAATTTGATCTACCTGAACTTCACCGAAGTCTGGTTGGAACTGTAATTCAAGACCGTTCATTGTGTAGCCAACGTTTGTATAAGAAGCGGCATTTGAAAGTGTGGTCTTGTAAGACTCACTTGAATCAATTACTGCTAATGATGTTAAAGTTGACGGGGTCAATGTATTATCGTTAATGAAGAATGCTGCTGCACCCACAATAACGTTATTTGACGTACCACGGCTATATGGCATATTATTTCACCTCTTTCATAAAGTATTTATTAAGTTGTTTGGCGTGTTTCCTCTAAAAGTAATTATACCGCTTTTTATGTATATCTAGAGTCTGAGTCAACCGCAATATGATAGTCATATTCAATAATTAACTTGTTTACAAAAAGGGTTCTTGCTGAGGCTAGTTCTGCTACGTCTCTGCTTTCGTCTGCTTGATATACCCTAGTACTATGGAACAAAACATTAAATGGGGTATAGTCTTGTTTTGAAACAGACCCTGATGCGGCTATTGAGCCAACATTTGCTGCATTTTTAGAAAATTTAAATGTTGTTGCTGATGGAACACTTTTAATAAAATAGGTACCGTTAAATGTAGCATCTAGTCCTGTGATTGTCACAGCATCTCCTGCTACAAAGCCGTGGGCTGTAGATGTTGTTATTGTAGCAAATTTACTTGTGAGTGCCTTATTTGATATGGTTTTAGTAGAGATTGTGACTGGTGGACTGCTTAATGCTGGATTAAGAAAGTTATAAGAATTTACGTCCTCTGCTGAAGAATCTTCACGATCAAGGGCATTAGATATAATACGAACAGTGTTTATCAACTTACCAACGTCTGTAGAATAAATAAAATATATTAATTGTTCTCTTTTTTGTAAATAAAACGGAGTAGGCCTAAATCTCATTAATCTATCGTAAACAATCAGTATGGGATCGGGCGTTTGCCTAATCTCAATTCTGTCATTGTACAAGTCTTCAATATTGGTTGGAATAATTGCTGGAATCATTGGACTTAGTTGTTCTGACGCTGCTATAATTTCATAATGTTCTAACTCAGACAAAATATATTTGTTTAAAAAGGTTGGTGGAAATCCAGTGTCAGTTAGTATTGTCATAGTCTTATTCTACCCCAATTGTTGCATTGGTTATCCATTTAAACCCTGTGTCAATTCCTTTACTTCTACCCGCTATTGAACCAGCCTTAAGGTTTTTCTTATACAGTGTTGGTTTTTTAATATAGTCATAAACTCCAGATGCTCTTAAAAAAGATTGTTTAAAATATCTAGTCATAAACTCATCAAAGGCAGATTCAAAACCACCAAGAACAAGATCTCCTCCTGGATTTTCAACTTTAACTGGTCTGCTTGTAAATACTTCTCCATTTGGTCCATTAAACTTTAATACTTTAGATTTTGTTGGCGTAATTGTTATTGGAATTCCTTCTTCCATAATTTTTGCTTTATTATAAAATGGGGTAGTCATATTTTCAGAAACACTTCTTGATTGTTTAAATGTAGAGTTAACAGAAAGTCCTAAATTGCTAACTGTATAGCCTAAGTTAAATAATCTTGCACTTGGACTGCTAACTTGATTCCACTCGTAAACATGATGTAATGTTTTTGGATTGGCTCTAGCCTGTACATCAACATATTGTGCTAGCGCCTGAATGGTTCCTGCACCCAATCTATCAAAGAATATTTTTTTACCACGATCAACACCTTCTAAAAATCCAAGAGAGTAATTAACTATATTGTTCATTTGTTTAGTAAAGGATGCTGTGTTTGTTCTTGCTATCATTAGTCACCCACAGTCTGATTCTCAGCCCTACGCCATAGCATTTTGTAATATTCTGTGTATCCAAATGGGCCAGTAAAAGGTTCAACTGTTGCTACTTCGTAAATTGTTCCTTTGCCTGATCTTGCTCCCGCTGTTTCTTTGTAGATAAGAGTATCGGATGCATCTCTAATGTTTGTTATAAGTATATTTGTTGTTGCATTATTTGCATTATTTGAAGAAAGCCTGGGATCATCTTTTGTTCTTGCAATAAGTTTATTTTGATATTTTAAAAAACTATCTGGTTTAACATCTTCTGTTCCTGCCCCACCGACAGATGTGGCATTACAGGTAATTGTTCTATCATATACCCAATTTTTTGTAGGTTGGCCATAACCACCTTGTCCAAGAATAGGAAAGTAGATATCAGCCTTCATTGGGAACATAAAGTCTGTGACTTCGCATGCATCCATTACAACACTCCAGGACGGCTAATATTATTTACATATTTAGACAAAATCTTGTCTACAATAATATTTCCAGTACCCTCAATCATTCTCTTATCGTATTCAATTTTAAATTGATCAGTGCTATAGTTTTTAATATATCTTTTGTAATAGTCTAACTTGCCGCATCTAATATCTTCAACTAATAATTTTGTAGCATCTTGAATATCAATAGGTACTACCTTGTATCCAGTTTCTAATAATAATATAAGATCTATGCCTGCTGGAAATGCTACTCCAGGAGTTACGGTCATAGTGTTTCCACTGTCTTCTGTATCAAAAAGTGAAAAAGAGTCTGACGTTCCAAGTGGCATTCTTGCTGGTCGTTGTTCTGCTCTATTTATTGCACCTTCTGCCGATGTTGGGTCTTTTGTAAGTGCGGTCTTATCTTTAGTAATTACGTATGTGTAGTCTCCTACAGTTGGTCCATCTTCGTTGTATATATCATAAACTAGTTCTGTGTTTTCATATACTCTTAATATTTTTTGCACTCTTTTCCAAAGTGGAATATAGTCTACCTCTTGCCCAACAATCTCAATAAATTCACGCTCATAATAAAAACCACCAGTTATTGAATCAATAATTGCTCTTGCTAATTTTTCATACTCTGTATATTTAGCAATTTCTGTTGCAGATGTTTGATTATTTATTGATGCTAAAATTGTAGGACTTACGTATGGACGCTTTACTTGTAGGTTATCTTCAACAACTATATCTCCACGATCTCCTACAACCATTCCACTTTCTTCTAAATCTTCATGAATTGTCAGAGCATATGATTTATCATATTTAATAAAATCATCATCTAATATATAAGTAACTTGCTTGCTGGCATTTGATGTTCTATAAGAAGCAGTTTCTGATTGCTCTGCAACATCTTCAACAACTATAACGTATTTAGCATTAGCGTCTGGAACTGTGTATTTAACAGTTAAAGGATACGGAGGTAGGCGAAGGACTTCTGACATTATACTTTAGCGTAATAAGATGCTACTTCTTCAGGTTGTGCTATTCGTACTAACCTGTGAGTAAGCCACTTTTCCGATGCCTCCTTTGAGACTATGTTATACCCCACGCTCAATGCTCCCAAACCTTCCATATGAAGATTTCTGTCTGAGTGTAATGCTATTTTGTTTGTTAAATCTTTATTTTTACCTGCTTTTTCTGCAGTTTCTTCTGTTATTTCTGGCGGAATCCAACTAGCCAAAATTTCTAAAATTTCAAGTTTTGTGTTTGATTCAAACAACTCTATGTTATTTTTCTTTGCATATGCCTTTAGTGCCATAACTGTCTTATCTTTTAATTGATCCATTGTTAGATTCATTTTTTTCTCCCGTGTTCACTTGTAATTATACCATCAGAATGACAATAAGGAGGACGGTTTTTATGCCGTCCTCCCTAGTACGTGATGACTATATTTTAGGAATCAGCACTATCTGAGTCAACATAAGCGACTGCATCTAGTTCTTCCCAAGCAAGACCAAATCGTACGAATACTGTGTATTCAATTGTGTCTTTCTTTGGTTTGTATTCACGGTTTACAGTGATGTCTCTTTGGAAACCCCATACACGGTTAGAAGGGAATGTTAAATCAACATAACCTGCTGGGTAGTAAGGAACTTCTAATACATCTACACCTAGTACACGAGTTGTACGTGCATTACCAAATGTCTGTGCAGCACCATCCATGTAATCTTGACGATTTTGTGGTGTGCTACCAGTTCTGTCAGCAAATGCTGAAGAAATGGCGTCTGCTAGTGTACCGTTGTTACGGACAATACCAGCAAATGCATCGGTACCTGCGTAGAACTTAAGATTGCTCTTAAGTGCACGGTACTTACGAGGCATTGCTAATAGCAAGCCTTGCATTACTGATGTAGTAAAGTTATTGTCTGATACTGTTGCAGCGAATTCGTGAGCAGCATTTCCTACTGTTCCACGAGTTTGCTTTACGAAACCAGACATGATGGACAAGAAATCTCCTGTTGCTCCATCACCGTTGATAGCAAGATCTTCAATATCGTTACCGAATGCGTTGGTCATTAATCGTACTAGACGATCTTCCAATGCTCCGCCTTCAATATTGTCTTCAAGTGCTTCAGTTGCTACTTCCCAATCAAGACGAATCTTTTTTGTTGTTAGTTCAACTTTTGTAAATCTAGCGCCAGTGTTTGTGTAGTTTGGTGAGCCTTGTGATGCTGCACGAATTACACGTTCTCCAACGTTGACTTTTTCAATTTCCATGGTGTTTGCTCTCATGGTGACACGACGGCCATCTTTAGCGAGGACAGTTGCATCCCAGACGTAATCAATGAAACGTTGTGCTTGTTCAGGACGTAGAATACCTCCTGCGTTGCCAGTTGGATTGATTGCATTGTCTCCAGTTGTTACACCGAAGCCTGCAGTAGCAGTGTTACCAAGTTGTGAACCTACAGATCCTCCTGCAGCATTCAGACCAGTTGCACTACCTACGCCACCAGATACTAAAGATCCCGCTGAGTTAATCTCTGCGCCATCTCCTGAACCTGGATAGTTTTTTTCTATGTTTGTGTTTTGTTCCGACATTATTTTTCACCTCCTAGTGATTTTTACCTTAGTTAAATAGGTCGGCATTTGTGAGGAAACGACCGCCCCATAGGGATTTATGAATCACTTGTGGTGATTCCTGTACGATCTCGCCTAGATCGCCAGACTTGCGGAAAGCGGTATCTTGTTCTACAAGATCTACTCGCTTGCCAAACTCGTTAAAGTTGCTCTTAATTCCGTTAACATCAGATGTTACCGTTTCAAGAGATTTTGTTACTGCTGTAACCTTCTCGTTAAGAGATTTGATTGTTGCAGCAAGATCGCCAAAGGCATTAGTAAGAGAATTATTAATTTCTGAAACTGCTTTAGCAACTTCTTCTTTAACATCTGTAGCGGATTTTTCCACTGCGTTCTCTACTTCAACTGCTGCTTTTGCAACAGAAGATTCTGCACTAGCGTCATCTGATTTAGCAATAGCAGTTTCTTCAACTGCTG